GATTGGTGTGAAGTTGAAAGGATTGTACATTGTAGGTGTTAACTGTAATGGTACATATGGTGCGTAAACGTACCCAGTATCCAATAAAGATGTTCCTTTATGTCCAATTAACACTTGGTTAGCTGGGAAGTAAGGGTCTCTATAGATAGTATATCTACCTGATAACGTACCTACTTTCTCAATACCCATGTTATATTGGTCTTGGTCTGGTGCTGCGTTTGAAACGTGGAAGTACTCCAAGTCATCAAATATTGCAGAAACTTCAGAAGAAACAACAATCCAGTTAGCCCCACCTCTTAAAGTAGATTTGTGAATCTGAGCTGAAATTTGATTAATCGCAGTGATTAATGTTTGATTCCAGTCTTTTTGAGTATAAGGTGCTTGACCTGATTGGAAACGTTTCCAACCGTTGTAATCCCATCTTAAGTCCCATGCTGCACCTTTTCTAAGGTCTCTCAAGATTTCTCTATCAATTTCAGCCGCAACTTCTTCAGATAATAAAGCTGTTAATTCAGCTTCAGCATCAATGTTATGGAATGCAGAAACGTCTTGTGCTAATTCTGGAGACCATTGAGCTCTTAATTTTCTTTCAGTTACAGAAACCGTTACAGATTCTAAGTCGAAAGAAACTTCTCCCATTTCCGATTCAAATTCTAAATCGAAGTATTCTCTCCATGATGCCATAAATGGTGATTCAGATTGTACACCACCTACAGTTACGAAGGACAATGCAGTACCGAAGTATGAACAAACATACCCATCAACAGAATCACACTTGATACATGCTGGACAAGAAAGGTCAACTTCAACGTAGATGTAACCGTTAGTATCACAGATATCTTCATAAGAACCACCTGGTATAGTAGTACTTCTTGATGTTGTAAGTCCTTGAACAATACCTTGTCCGTATTTTTGAGTTACAATTCTAAACAATACAGGAACCGGTGTTGCAACAGCACTATCAGCTATAGTTCTAGCTGGAGCTGTAGATGTGTCATAATAAGTAGAACCTGATTTACAAGTTGTACTTGCAGTTGTCCATAATGTAAATGAAGCTAAAAACTCTTCACTATCTTGTTCGTTACCATTTGGTCCAATTAATTTACCTGTACCACCTTGTTGGAAACCTGATACTTTAAGAATAGCAGTTTTACTACAATTAGTAGATGAAGTTAAACTAGTTAACGCAGCATCCGTTGAACCGTCCCCAACAACTTTCCCAGGAACAGCACCAATAGCTTGTGATAACGTTCTAGCTGAAGCGTTCCATGTTTGAACTTTTAACTGTGTAGCTGTAAACGAAGAAAACTTACCTTTAGACGCGTCATATAAACCATCTTCTGGTGTTAACGGGTCGTTAGTTACGTAGAAACTATCATATAAGTTAAGAGTTTGAGCCGTAAATGGTGAATTTGTAGTTTGTAATACTGATGCTCCCGGTGCTCCAAATGGTGGGTAGTTTGCTGAATTACCACCATATAATTCACCTGGTGCTCCAGTTCTTGATGAAACTTTAGGTACGAAGTAGAACAATTTACCAATCGGTAAGTTCATAGCTTGTACAGAAACGATTTCGTTTGCCAATAATTTAGAGAATACTCTTCTAATGATTGGAAAAACAACAGTTTCAAATGACCCTGATGAGTCAGATGATGTCGCTTCGTTTATTAAATTTGTTGCTTGGTTTTCGTAAAGTTGGGCAATGTTTTCTCTCGCGTGTCCTTTAAGACCGTCTAAGAATCCAAGCTTTTGCCATTTGTTTAAGGTATCTTCTTTGATAACTTTAAGGTGTTTTAACCCTATGTTACCAACCATACCTGATTCTAATAATGCTCCCATAATTTTTTTATTTTTTTTAAGCGTTTATTTTGTTATAGTTTGGACATTAAGTCCTTAATTCTACTAAATTGTGGATTCTCATATGCTTTTGTTTCCATAAGTTTTATATTCGAACCACTCCTTGGTGTAGAGTTAATTTTTCTATCTACTGACTCAGAAATACTTTTCTTAGTCTTATTAGTAATAGAAGGTTTATTTTGAGAAAGTTCTTCCCTTACCACTCTATACAAATCTTTAGATTCTTTTAACGACATAACGTTATCAAATCTTCTAAGGATATTAACCTTTTCTTGTTTTGTAGTAGAATGTTCTGTAAACAATCTTGTAGCGTACGCTAAATTAGAGTTAAACATACCAACCTCATTTAATTTTTGTTTAAATGAAACTAGTGCTTTTCTATATTCACCATTTCTACCTTTAAGATTTTTTACCTCTTCCTGAAGACGATGGTAATTCTCTTGTAGTTTTCTTCCTTTTGTTCTTGCCGTTTCATTTAAGTCAAGATTCCTATTGTTGGTAAATCCTTTTCTAAGACCTCTACCAGATTTAGAACCAAAACCTAAAGTTCTAGACGCTTCCCCCATTTCTCCTTGATTACTTTGTTGGTTACTTGTGAATTTATTTCTTCCCATAGCCTTTTCCATCCCTCCACTTTCTTTTCTTCTAGAAGCTAAAGATTGTTTCATGTTACGTTCTGCACCGTTGTCAGCACCTAACGAATCATCAAGTCTATCGTTATAACCTTGTTTCATGTCATATCTATCGTCATGGTTGTGTTCTCCTTCTTCATCCAATTCAATTTCATACATAGGTTCATCCATTTCCGCCATTTGGTCATGTGGGGTTCTAGTGTTTCTTTTCTTAGGTTTCTCCCAAGAATCTTCTTCAAGTTCCATCATATCCTCATCGTAATCTTCTAAACCGTCTTCAGATTCAGGAGCATCTACACCCATAACGTCACCGTCATGTGAATGTCCACCCTCCATTTCATCTAATTCGATTTCATACATAGGTTCGTCCTCACCATCCATTTCGATTTCGTACATTGGCTCTTCATGCTCACCTTCCATGTGGTCATGTTTCATCTCTTTTAACTTTCTTCTTTTCATAGATTTTTTTTGTTCTTCCAATTTTATTAAGTATTCATCATCACCATCAGTTAGTGAAATTTCGTCATTGTCTTGTTGGACAATTATTCCATCCTCACTTCCCATAGCTTTAAATACCTTTAAGACTTCTTCGTCAGATGCTAAGGTTAGGTCTAGAGGTGGCAATTCGTCAGATAACATATCAATATCATCAGTCTCGTCCTCCATATCAAGTTCCATACCTAAATCCATGTCATCCATGTCCATAGGCATATCTACTTCTTGTTCTGTGTCCTCCTGCTCCTTAAGGTAATCGTCTTCCTCAGATAACGATTCTTTTACTAGTTCGCTAATTTCTTCCTTCATTGTCGAAGAAAGTATTTCTTTTGCATTAGACTTCATAGTTTCTTCCAACTGTTCCGCCTCGAGCAACGCTTTTTCTATTATAGACTCACTCATATAAGTTTTTATAATAAATATACACGACTAACCAAAAAAATACTTTTAGTTAGCGTGATATTCAGGTTTTTTTTATCTGTCTAAAAAATTAGACAATTTAGACATCAATTTTAAAGCTTTATCAGCCTTACTATCTAGTGTGTTTGATTCTTGCTTACTTTCTAAAACTTCATCATATTTGTCTACATCACCAACATTTTTAAATAGGTAGGACCCTGGTGTTGATGGTGAAGATACTAAGTCAAAACATATTAATTCAAAATCTTCTTGTACTTCATTGTGACCATTAATTTCTTTAAGTGACCCAACCCCCCTTGAGGATATACCTAAGGTGACTCCTTGACGTAGTAAATTTGCCGCTATATCACCCATTGTAGAAACAACACCATCTTTGTGATACCCTGGACTCGTTAACATTTTTAATTTGCCCATTAACCTATTACCATCCCAAAATGTCTCAGTAATAATGTGTGAAGTTCTTTCTAAATCTATTAAAGAAGATTCTGGGTGATTTAATTCTGATATAGAACCCCCTCGTCTAATAACGTCTTGATATCTTTCGTTTTCTCTCTTTAATATTTTTTCAGGGTATATCCTACCATTTCTATTTGGTACGTCATACTTTTGTAGTATGCAATACATCTCAACTTCCCCGTCAAAATTTGGGTCGGCTATCTCTCTTAAAATTTTTGAGTTTTGTTTCGGTGAAATACTTCCAGCGTCATATTCAATCAATATCCCATGTCCTATTTCTTTCGGTCCTAAAATCTTCATATAAATTAGTTTATATATAAATAGATTACAATAAATAAAAAAAACCCCACTAGGTGAGGTTTAATTTTTATACTATATCATTTAACCAGTTTAATGTATAACACCAAATGCTGTTATTGCTGATATACTAGCGAAACTAGCACCTAAAGCTGTACCACCAGAAGTAGCTGTCCAAGTTCCATATATTTTACCTTCACTATCTGTTGTGGATGCTGAAACCATAGACCAAGTACCTAAAGCTCCAACTGTATTTGCTCCTAACACTCCAGTTTCAGTATTACCCGTCCCTTGAATCCCAAAGAAGTTTTGGGTTGTTGCTGTAGTCCAAGCAGAAACTCTACCGTGTGTTACAAATTCCCAAGAACCTGAAACACCACCACCACTACCAAATCTTAACTGATGAGATTGTCCTGTACAAATTGCACTACCAAATCTATTACTGTGTTTAAGTCTACCCATATCAGACGATGTGTCCCAATCACCATCATAATAACCATCTTCAAAAGACCACATTGGTTTTCCATTGTATACACACCCTTTATTTTTCATCACGAAGATATTTGCTGGTGCTGGTTTACCACCATTTGTATTCATATGTATCGATATTTCCGAGTAATTGTGAATGTCTATATTAGACGTACCAGATAAAGAACCAGCTTCTCCTTTTCCTGTATTTCCAACACCTACTTGTTTATCTGTAACTAATCCCATAATTTATATATTTTGTTTAATTTTTATTTCTATAGATAAATATATTACTACAAACAAAAAAACTACTGTTATTAGTAGTTTTCTTTTTTTGTTGAGGAAAATGAGAAGAATTCATTGTCTTTTAGTTCTTCTGTTATTAATTTTTTGGTTTTATATTCTATTGAAGCTATTGTTTCTTTATTTTTTAAATTTAGTTTACTCTTTGTAAAAAATGTCATTTCACATTTCATAAAAGATTTTTTACCTAGTGCTATACCACTACTTCTTAAATCTAAATCTACAATCATGTTAGTCCTAAAATTAGATTCATCTATTAGGTTAGTCATCCTAGTTTTTAATAGTTTTCTAAAATTTTTAACAACACAATTCCAACAATTATATTCCTTAATTGGTTTTGCCCAACTAGAGAATTGTACATACACTGATTTTAAATTTTTAGAGTCTACCGTACCTATATGTGCCTTAAACTTTGGGTGGACTTTAATTGGGATTGTTTTTCCTGTTTTCATACCTAATATTCTTTAGGTGAAGTATAGGTGTTTACAATGATTAATTCAAATCTGTCTGTAGTTGTTTTAACCTTAATAAAGATAATTTATCTTTTTCCATTGTTAGTATAACATTTTTAGTTTGTGTTAATTTTACTTTTAAATTTTCTTCCACACTTTCTTTTACCAAAGAATTTATTTTAATTAAAACAACTTCTTTAATTTTATTAATTTCTTCTGATAAATTTTCTTTTTTAACTGACATTATTTCAGATAACAATGTTTTATCATCTTTAGAGAGTTGTGAAAATTCTTTATTGTAGTTTTCTGACAACGTATAAGCTAAGGTTTTTGGTGTTAGTTTAGTACCTAATCTTATATTAGGTTTCCTGTTTAAAATACTTTCCATTAAGTTATTTTTTACTTCCAACCTATTAGGTATATTTCTAACACCTTTTTTATAAATTAAATAATCTAAACTTTTATATACTTTATTATTATTTTCTGTAATTAAATTAGTTCTTTTACTAAAAACATTTTCCAAAACACCACAAACAGTTTTAATAGAACCAATTTTAGGTTTTAAATATAGAATAGATTCGTTTATATATTCAGTTAACTCATCCTTACTTTTAAATTCTTTTTGTTCTATTTCATTATATAATGTAAAAAACTCTCTAAATGGTTTTGACATTTTTAATGCTCCCATTATAATATGAAAGTTTTCTTTAAATAATTTTTTATTAGAGTAAGAATTTTCTAATATAGAATCTATATTTTTTTTATAATAGCTAAATGGTTTCATAAATACGTTTTTAAATAAATATCTAATCTTTAACTAAATTATCTATCTCTATATTAAGTTTATCTATCTCATCATTAGTTTTTCTAGTCATTCGTTCAATATCTGGTAAATTAATACCTTTATTTTCTAATATTAATGGTAAATCTTTATTTAAAACAAAACTTTCTACCGGTGGTTCTCCCCCTCCGTCATCACTCATTGGTGGTGGTCCTGATGGTGCTGAACCTCCCATCATTGGTGGTGGTGGTGAACTTTCTTCATCCCCTGGTAACCCACCTTCATCACCAGCTTCTGCTTCAGTACTTTCTATATCGCCATATAACTTATCTATCTGACTAAACACACCAGTTTTCTTAATAATTGTAGAGGTATCCTCCAATTCTTTAGAAATAGCTTTTTCAAATCTTTGTTGTTGTAAATCTAGTTTAATTTCTTCATCACTCATACCTAACACGTGTTTCTTAGCCCAAGTTGCTGAAACTGGTGAAATACCACTACCAGGGTCACTAACCGCATCTTTATATAATGTTATCTTACTTTGCCAAGCTTCTAATTTAAGTAACTCCGATTGTGTTGATGGGTTGGTTAACCCTAAAGCGAAATTATCTAGTTCTTCATCAAAACCTAAAACATATAAATGAATAATAGCTATCTTATTTAATTCTTGTACTATAGATTTTTGTATTCTATTAATTGTTCTAGCAAAACGAATATCTAACAAAGCTAAATTTTTACCCTCACCAACAACTTCTTCAAAACCTAAAAACGCTTTAGGTATTCTTAAAGAAGCTAGTAGTTTTTTTTGGATATACTCTATATCAGCAATTTCACTTAGGTTGGTTGCTCCAGGTAAAGTCTCTATAGGACTAGGTGCTCCTTGGTCTCTTACTGGTATAAAAAAGTCTTGGTCTACAGCCATTTGGTTGTAACGAAGGTCTACTTGTCCATTTGCTGGGTCCACCACTGGGTCTCTTTTAAATTTATTAGCTACTCTTTGTACGTAAGCTTCCACATCCTTATCATCCATATTACCAACAAAAACTTTAAATATTCTTCTTTCAGGAGCTCTAGCTGTTCTATAAACTAACATAGCGTCTTCAGCTAATAACAATTGTTTCCAAACTCTTCTAGCTTTTTCCAACATAGATGTACCATAAGGTAATCTTCTATCATCACCTAACAATCTAAAATGTGCAACTTCCCAAGAATTAAGTTCTATAGCTTTTTCTTTCCAAATAAACCTTACTTTTCTTTCTTTATCGTTGTCGTCAGATTCTAAACCTTGTGGTGATGGGAAAGAACCAGCCTCAACTCTTTCTATTTCAATATTGGGTAATTGTCTACACCCTATAACACCTTTTTCTGGGTCTATTTTTAAAAATACAAAATTATCACCGTACTTTGTTGTGTTTCTAATCCACATAGGTAAATTAGTATTTACATCTAATATATTATTAAATAAATCAGCTAGTATCGATTTTATCCTTGACGATTCTGAGTATATGGTTAACATGTGACCATCTTCAGATGGTGTTGTGGATTCTTCCCCATAAATGTCTAAAGCTGCGGAAATCTCAGGGGTAAACTCCATAGACTCATAATCATAGTAAGATGCTATCCTAGTTGGTTCGTAATAAACTGATTGTGTGTAAATTTCATTGTCTATCTTTTGCCATTGATTTGCGAGATATACTGTTTGTTGAGCTGTTAGTTTCTCTTTTTCAAATTGTGCTTTAGATGTTGTTTTTAATAAGTCCTCCTTACTAAATTTATATTGCGTGTACGCTGGTGGTTCTTGTCTTGGTCCGTCTGGACCAAACATCTTACCTAGTTTTTGGAATATCGTTAAATTTTCTGCCATGTTACAATAGTAATAATTTTATTATAAATAGTGAACCGCACTATCTTTTATTTAATACCACCGAATAACCAGTTGTATTGCTCGTACATTTGTTTATTAGTTACGTTTGGTCTCACACTAGGGGTTAGTGTTTGTGAGTTGCGTATTGGTTTCAAATCAACTAGAGTTTCTTTCCTATCTTCACTAACATCAACCCAACTATTTAACATAGCTTTTGTCATTTCATCAGATTTTTTTAATTGTGAAAATGAACTCTCACCAACATAAAGAGCCATAGCAATTGCCATAATTAAATCGTCATGTTTCCCCTTCATATGATTTGGTTTACCGTTAACAAAAACAAAAGTGTATAGTTCGTTTAATAACCTATGTGATTTCACCACAAATCCATGTCGTAAAGCCTCTTCAAAAGCAGAAACAATTTGTGACCTTTTATTATTAAATGTTAGTCCTGGTATTTTTTCTAACAGTTTAGGGTTGTATTTCCATTTATCAGCCGTATTAGCCCCTTCAACGTATAAATCCCTATAACCTAATTCTTGTAATTTTCTTGCTGTAGCCACCCCCATACCACCAGTTATATCAATTACGATGTATGCTTTATATAAATTACCCCATTTAAAAGCTAAATCTGCGGCTAAATCTGGTGGTATTTTACCCATATACTCCATAACTTGTTTTCTCTCGTCAAAATCAATAACACATATAGTTGTAAAATCTTCTGAATCACCCCTAGACACATCAACACCCATAATATACTTGTGGTCTAATTGAGCTTCTTCCCAAACCCAAAGTTGTCCACTAGCGTACTTTTCTTTAGGTTCTTCAACCATAGTTTCTTTTATTCGTTCAATAGTGTCAATAGGAATTACATTATCACCAGAACCTAAAAAAGCACTTTCTAACTCCTGTGATATTTTTCTCCTATCAAACTTTAATTTTTTAGACATAGATTCAAACCAAGAAGAATATGGTTTATATCCACTTCTTTTTAAATCATCAAATTTATCTTGGTCTTTTTCCGGAATATTTAAACTATCATCATAATCCTCTCTATTTAATACGTAATGAATAATATCCTTAGTTTTAACCCAAACTAAGTCTTTTGTAAACCTAGGGTCATTTTCCCAATGTAATTCAGAAATTTTAAAATCGTTCATACCTTGTATCGATTGGTCGTAAATCTCGTAATAAATTTTATCGTAACCATTTGGTGTTGATATAACAATAACTTGACCCCCAGTAGATAGAGATGCCATACAAGCAGCCCACAAATCGTCACCAGCTTCAATATATGCTGCTTCATCAAATATTAGTATTGTTGGTGTATATCCCCTTAGAGCATCGACTGATGTTGCCACCGCTTTAACCTCACAACCGTTATTTAATTTATAATGTCTTTGTGAGTCTTTTTCTTTTGAGAACCCTACATTAACCCATTCAGGCCATTGATTTAAGAACCCTCTAATTTTATTGGCTAACTCTTGAGCTGTATCTAATTTATTAGCTAATATTAAAACTTTTTCTGGTTTAGTGTTAGAAGCAAATTGTAGTTGTTTTGAAATCCAAGCTGCTGTAGCTGTAGATACCCCAGCTTGTCTATACTTCTTAGTGATGTTTTCGTTGTAATCCTCGAAATTTTTTAACATCATTTTTTGTTCTGG